CGTATCCCATGCTTTATCTGCATCTTCGCTAGTACCATATTTCGTAATCTTTCTTCCGATTTTCTCCTCTATAAATGCATATTTCTTACTATCAACCCTCTCAAGAGTCTTAGGTGCCACTTTGTAGTATAAGAAACACTCAGAAAAATCTTCTTTTGTATTGAATCTTGCGTATACACTGATAAAAGTATCGTCCTTACGGGTATAGAATGGCGAGTAAATAAGGGAACCATCAAATTTTGTCTTCTCACCAACGATATACTGCTCAATAGCCCCAGTAAGTTGCTCTCTAGTTAGAAATCTAGATAAGCCACTCCAGTATCGCCTATCCTCTTCTGTTAGAGAGTTATACCAAACAACATGTGCAAATTCATGTATAAATGTCTTAACAACTTCACTAATCTCAACTTCATCATCGCCTATCTTAATAGTACTACGTTTCTCTAAATATTTAGGGTTAAGCTCTATTAAATTTTTTCTGCTATCGTACCTAGCATTTACTTGCAATGACGGGTTAACAACAATTTTGTCAAGTAGTGCTAAGTTCAAGTCGTATTTATTAGCCACCTCAACAAATAGCTTCTTATATTTGAAGGGGATTTTTGCTATATTATCAATTGACTGGACATTGTTGTAGTCCATCTTCTTAAACCGCTTGATGTTATTCTTTAATGCTAATAATTTCTTTTTAGCCTTTTCCCATTGCTTCAACATATCATTTGTGTAAGCTTCAATTGCAACATCCATCTTACGCTTGATGGGAAACTCTCGTTTCTTCTCTAGGATAGTTGAAATATTTCCTTCATATTCCAAACCACAGACTAATGGATAAAGATTAGCAGAAGTCACAATCGACACCTTCTTCATATCATATTGTGTCTTGATGTCTTCTATAGGTTTTGGAATATCGAATGTTATGCGATTCATTCGCCCTTTTGTTTATAACCACCTTGTGGCATACCAAGTTCGTTTCTATTTCTAAAATGAATTGTTCCAGAATTAGTTACTACTTTCAATTCTCCCTTTTCATTCTTCCCAGCAATAGTTCCTCTCAAAGTTTCGCCACCTGTATTAAAGACAATTTCATCGCCAAATTTAGCATCCCTACGTAATGGGTTATAACCTTCTGGATGCCTACCACTACCAGGACCACCCTTACCAATTAAATTATCTTTTGCGTGTTGATGAGCTGCCCAATCTGGCTGACCTTCTTCTTTAGCAGCATCGAATAATTGTCTATATTTTGTATTCTTAACACTATATTTTTCATCATCTACCCTCAACCCTCTTCTAATTGCTTCTTTTCTAGCTGCTTCCTTAACGTCAGGAGCATGAGATTGTTTATTCGAGAGTAATATTTCTTTCAGTTTTTCATCTGATGTGTGAAGAGCTAAGTCTTCAGCTGGATTTCTTCCACCTTCTGGTCGTCTACCACTTCCTGGTCCACCCTTGCTCATTGCACTTTCTAATTTCGAATAGTAATTCGTATCTTCCTTCAAATGTGCAGCAACTATTTTAAATGTGAGAACGGGATTTCCGCCTGTGACATCCTTATGCTCGAGTTCTTCCTTCATCCCGGCTTCCATCTCTCCTGAATCAAACCCAGAAATATCGATTCCCGCCTTGCTTGCAAGTTGGCTAAAGTCCATCTTATCAAAGTAAGGAATCTGAATCGCTCTTCCGTTGTAGAACTTCATTATATACTTTTGACCCATAGGTTACTCCAGTGTAATTTTGATTTCGGCATCGCCCATTCCTTGTTCTTTAAGAGCATCCATCGCCTTTGCAATCTTATCCTGTTGTGATGCGTTTATGACCATCCGCACAATTTTCTCCTTGTCTGCATCACCCAACAAAGCTTCCCTCAAACGAGCAAACTGCTCTTCTGTATACTCTATTCCACCTTTATGCGGAGGCTCTTCTCCAAGCAATCTAGCTCTTAAATTAGCAAGTTGCTCTTTAGTAGGCTCTTTGCTAGGAAGTTCCTCTCCCAACAACTTTGCTCTGAGATTTGCTAGTTGCTCGTCTGTATATTCAATAGATTTTGAGTCCGCATTTGTCGTAGGTACAGGAGTTGACTTTTTACCTGTTAGTGCTTCCCTAAGATTAGATAATTGATTAGGAGTAACTGGTTTTCCAGCTGAAGTAACTAATGCTGAATCTCCTCCAAGTTCTTCATCTGGAGGAACTAAGTCCTCTATAGGAACAAATTGATTACCAACATTTACTAAAATAGTATCGCCACCTTCTACTGCTGGAATACCTAACCTCTTTCTTCTATCATTTCTACTTATGACACCATTGTTGATATCAGCAATATCTATTTTGGACTGAACTTCTTCATCCTGTAAATCTAATCCCTGCCATTGGAATTTGATATCCTTAAAGGGAAACTCTTTTTTGATAATTTCTGTATTGAAGGCATTCTCAAGAAGAAATAGCAAATCCCTCATACCACGAGTCTTTGATATTTCACGTTGAACTTCTGATGTAGTCCTATGAAAATCAGCTACAAAACCTACGTCTTGTGGGGATATTTGATAGCAAGCACATTTAATCTGCAACGTCCACTTTAAATACTCCATCATCTGCATATCACGGGAGTTATTTGTTCGCATAGGAACGTACTGCGGGGAGTCTGCTCCAGCAAGGAACATCATGCGATGTAATCCCTTACCAGCAACTTCATTATTCCACAATAACTCAAACGAAGACCGTTGTTCAGGCGTAATATTTTTTCCTAAATTGAATATAGCAGGTGGTACATTAGAATGTTTGAAGAAGTCTATGTTATACTCATCCGCATACAACGAAGCCGTAATAATATAAGCAGCAACTTCTAATGGGCTCATTCCATACCCACTTTGCTGCGGGTTGTCCATTATATACACAAGTTCGTCTTTTTGATATTCTGCTCTTAGAACTCCCTGGTCTTCCCATACATAGGCTGGCTCAGGGGGATTAGGTATAGTTCTATCCGGGTTTCTGTAAAGCTTTAAATCTTGACCTGGAATCAAATATAGCTCTGCTAACTCGCCCATCAAATTTTTATTCTTAACTATTACACCGGAATCAAATGTCAAAATGTCGTCAATTAGTATCTCCAAGAAGGCTCTAAATGTTCTTGTTTCACTGTCATTCGGTTTATCGAATATCCTCTTTACTATAATTGCATGCTCGTCCGCATCTTGTTTAATTTTCCTCTTTATACTCTCAAAATACCACTTCAGTTGTTTTTTTCTATCATCAACTAATGCTGATTTTACTCTAAGTATATTCTTGATATCGTTAGAGGATTTTAAGTATAAATCCCTATTTAATTTAACTGGATGGAAAGTCTCCTCGAACCCCCAAGGATTAAGATTGCTCATTATGATGGAAAGCCACCTATCCAACTCAGCTTCTATTTCATCGGTGTCTCTAACTATATCCCACTTCGTGCCAGTTACCTGAGCCTTCCTAGCCTTCTTTATTGCCCAAGTAATAGGGTCTGTGTTGGAGAGTTGTTTAAGTGTCAAAGCATTTATAACAATAGGCTTTTGAACTTTCTTTGACGGTAAACCAGCCGTCCACTGAAAGTTACCTTTACGTGGTTCTGCCCCTCGTATACCTATTTGCCTGTTTAGAACTCTTGCCACAGGATTAGCAATTCTTTGTAGTATACTCATTCATTATCCTTTAATAAATAGAGCTGTTGAACAAACTACTATCAAAGCTATAACACAATATAAAAGTAAAATATGTAGTTCAATCATTTTCAGGCACCAATATAAGTTTGTACTTTTTCTTATTTGTCTTGTCTAATCCTTTGAAAAAGGATTGTGTAGTCATACAATCAAAATAATCCTTCTCGCACTTTGCTATCTCTTCTTCCTTAAACTCTTGAACAAATGCTGAAGGTATTGCCAAACGCATCATATACTGCTCACGCTCTTCATTCCAATGCATCGTCACCGTACATATCGATGCACCAAATCTTTTCAGCTCTATATAAAGCTCATTTAATTTTAGAGGTTCTTCATTCCACATATTCATATTGCCTCTTCTATAAAGCCCATATCCTTATGCGGAGGAAATGGGGTAGATTCAAGCCGCACCTCGAGAAGCCAATTAGAAGTGGAAACCAACCTTCACTTGAACGCCATTCTCTTGACCAACAACACCACCAATGGAAGCATCCCAATTCTTATTCATTTTAACGGTCAAACCACCAATACCACTAAGCATATTGCCTTGAGTTTCAGACTCTAAGCTAACTCCAACACCACCAACTGTAAGGGAGTTCTTAACATTTAAATCTGAA